AGTTAGATAGTTAGAGGGTTAAGCTAACCAAAGAAAAAACCTAACCCTCGTATATATATACCCCGGAGACACCGGGGAACAACGATGCCTCCTAATAGTATATGTACTTTTTTGATTGTTAATTGTCAGGGCAATATGTCGCAATAACTCTCAACCCCTCTAATACACCCTCATTAATATAATATCCGTGGCTCATAGGATCGCCTTTAATTTTTTCCCACGTGTGTGTAGTATTTTTTTCTCTCCAATATTCAAAGCTATCTAAACATCCCATACCTTTTTGGTAGGGTACGGGATGATACAATAAACCTTTACTTGTTATTAGTATTACGATTAATGTTTTCATTTTTCATTCTTTCTCTTTTATTCTTGGTATCAAAGAACCTTTGATTGTTGAGTGTAGCAACAGACCTCTTGCCTTTTACAACTCTAGGGTCATCACTATTTACGTAGCCACGTAATAGAACACCTAGTCCACTTTTGATTTGTTCTTTTTCTCCCACGTTATTTGTACCTCTCCACCCAATGCTTGAACTAAAGCTACAAAATTACCAAGCAAAGGCTCGTGTCTTCGCCAAGATCGTAAGGTGCTTTCAGATAGACCTGACTTCTTGGATATAGAACACATAGTCACCCCTCGTTTCTTTGCTTCTTCAAAGAATTGGTCAACTAATCTTTTTCTCATAGAGACAACATCCCTTTGATATTATTCTTGGCTCTACTCTCAACCCAACCTCTGTATCGCATTGTCTGAGATATATCCTTGTGTCCAAGCAGTGTCTGAATATCGCCGATATCTGCTCCGCTCTTTGCCAATAACCAAGCAAACGTGTGACGAAGATCGTGAACTCTGACGTGTCGCCGGACACCAATTCCTCTCAATATTGATCGCAAGTTTTTATTTAATATCGCCGAACTTACCTCATCAAAAATAGAACCATAAGAATGACGTGATAATATTTCTTTCAATGGCTCGTAATAAATAGGTATAGACCTAGAGTTAGTTTTAAATTTCCCGGAAATGCTAGGACGTTTCACGAATATCGCCGAATTAGTTTTGTCATAATCAGAAAAATTAAGGCGAAAAAGTTCGGACAGACGCACACCCGTAAGTGTGAGTGTTGTATATATGTCACCAAAGTGTTGCATTTTTGCAACGATCAGGAGCTTCCTGACTTCTTCCTGATCCAAATGCTCGTCACGGGCATCGTCTACGCTTGGATTATAGATACGGGGTATCTGATATCCACGTGATCTGTTTGCATAGTTGATTACAGAATTGATAGTATTTCTGTACCTTTTTAGTGTTGAGGGTGAGTGATGTTTGTATAGGTCTGTGAAGTATTCGTTGATAGCTACAATATCTACGTTGTTCAAACTCATACTTCTGAATGGCTTGAGGTTCTTTAGTGTTCTGATCTCAGTAGGATTATGCTTACCCTGCATTACTTCGTCTACGATTTCTCCGATGGTAGGATGTCTATCGAAGTAAGTACCATCTGCGATCTCTTTCTCGATCGCCACTCGCATTTTCTCTGCCTCTCGCTTAAACGTCAGAGGAAGTTTTGTCGTCTTTCTTATTCTCTTTCCCAAGAACGTCCCCATTATCCATAGGGTTTTGTTTCGTTTCTTTACTTTTAACATTAAATTCTCCATTATTTTCAAGTTCAGTTAAGTATTCATCCAAAGGCATAGACACATCATCCGGCATATCGGATATGGTTCTAAAGGTTCCATTGGAAAGTTGGACTAGTATCGTCCAATTCACACATTTAATATCCATTATGCTACCCCCAATCTTGTTAGTACATATGCCTCTTGTTTTGTTATTTCTTGTGTGGAACGAACTGAGATAGCATTTTCCATTGCATCATCCCAAAAAGCACCACTTCCAAGACAACTACTATCTCGTTTGCTGATACCCCAAAACTCTTTGCAATATCCCCAATCAGATTTCTTTTTGTTGAATATGTAAAAATCTGTGTATTCGTAGTCACCCATTATACATTTGAATTTAACTAATATATTTTTCATTTATTCCTCCTTGGTTGTTGTTGGTTTTTGTCTGACACCCATATCTTTTAGTGTCTGTATTACTTCCGGATAACCGGCACACTGCATTTTCATTTTGAAATGGTTTATCTTGAACTCGTGTCCATTTTCTTGATACACACCAATAGCAGTGTTGTGTGGTTCGGTATTACCCACACACAATTCTCCATTTATATTTGCAACAATCGGTACATTTGTATGTGCTTTGTCTAACTCCCATACATTCACCCATTCACCTACGAGTGCATACCCATTAGGTTTTGCATCATAGTCTACGTAAGTGATTGACTTTGCCCAACGTGTAGGTTTCTTGCCTACCTTTTTAGTTGCGGTCACAAATGTAGATTGGTGTGTTTTATCTTTGGGTATTAGAATGTAATCAATACCCTTTACTTGTGAGTATCTGTCTACAATTACATTGGCTATCTTATCTAGTTCAGTGTCGCCTATACCCTCGACTAGTTTTTTTATTGTAAGTGCGATATCCATATCAGTTTCCCTCCTTACTTTCTATGAATTGATCGATAGTGACTTTCTGTTCTATCAGTGTCTCAACATCTGCAAGATCATTATCATCTTCATCTGTCCAAGAGGATTTGTTGCTCTCATAGATATCTTCTTTCCAAGCTTTGAACTTAGTGAGTATCTCTTTCCAACCGCTCATTTCTTCTCCTTTTCATTGTTATTGTTAAGTTTATCTTCTAACCAAGTGTATGTTCGTTTGACTAACTTCTCTGTCCATTTGTCATTACCCATACATTTGTATAATCCGATGCAAAGTAATTGAGTATACCCAAGTTTCTTTACATCCTTATCTAAGTGGACACGTACCTCGTGTTTCCCATTTGGTTTCAACCAAATAAAACCTTGACCATTTGAGATTGTGATAGTTTCTATCTGTGTCCTATCGTCATTCTCTTCACGTTCAAGGTTCGTTTGGTCGTTCTTGGTCGCACGTTCTTTGGCTTGTTTCCAAGCTAGATATTGTTCATCAGCTTTTGTGAGTTTCTTCTTACTCACTTTGCTCTTTTGTTGTGATAAGATAAATAATTATCATCAGCTTTGTATTTGGTTTGTGTTGTGATGAAAGTTTTAATTATTTTTCTTAGTTTGTTGGGTGCTTTACCGGTAGCATATATCATCTGTTTGCTTTCCAAATAATCGCCCAAAGTTTTGACAACATCATCTACAATTTTATCTAGTTGTTTGTGATTAATCACTGCTTGTTCATCGATAATGTCATCAATCCATTTGTCCTCGACTACGAAATCAAAGTCTGCATCTCTGTCAAACTTGGTCGTCTCTCTGATAGACGTACGTCTGTCAAGGTGTGGTGGTATGTTGCTAAGATCATCATCTACTTCCGGAAACATTGTACTTGTCTGCGGTTCCACGTCAGATGTTATGTCCCATATACCACTCTGTCCGCTACTTATGTCGAACAGATTGTTTTCTTTCTTCTTTACACCAAGCTTTTCTAATTCGCCTTGTGCAATTTTATCTTCATAGTTTTTAGTCATAGTATCTCCTTGTTAAGGTTAAGTATAATATCCGACAATGTCGTTGGTCTTCATAACAACATTCTCATTTTGTCTCATAAGTAAGACAATATCATAGTTGCCATACTTATGCAATGGAAATTCTATCATCGTCACTCCGTCAATAGAATTTGGGTATTCCGCAGTGGTATTGTCTAAATCCCAAGTTTGATTTGTGACAATAGTCATTGCAAAATCCGGTTCGTTTTCTGCCTTATTTAATATGTATTGTTCAAGGGCATAAACGAGAGGGTATTTATTTCGCTCTTTCATATAGGTACTCCTTTAAAAGCTTTTGCACTTTCGTGCGGTTAGTATTACGAGTTCGTTTAGTCTTGAGAAACTTAGCGAACCCAATCCAAAATTCATATCCACTATGCGGTCGCATTGCAAACCACCAACTTGGAATACGAATAGTAGGTCGTGATGATTTCTTCATACTGCAATCACGTCTCTGTTATCTACTGCGAAACGACTACCCAATATAAGCTTGGCTACTTGATCAAGTACATTCTTGGATAGGTCACTTGCATCATTGATACAAACGTGTTTGTCAAAGAAGTGTCTAGGTGCAGAAGTACAGATACCAATACCAACCATATTGATACCTTTGTTTTGCATATCCACAACTGCTTGTCTTGTCATCTTGTCCATTGTATCTCTTCGATACATAGACGACCACGCCGGATATCCGTCTGCGAGAACCAACATAATCTTGTTGCTCTCACGTCTCTTGAGTAGACGTTCACCCGCATACCTGATTGCATCTGCATCAGCATTTGAGTTGTCACTAGCAGTTGGAATGAAACCCATATTGTGAGTACATTGCCTTAGTTCTTTGTTGAATGGTTTGAACACCGGCATATTGATTGCACACTCACGTGAGTATCTGTTCCCTCTTTCTCTACTTGCTCTGTACTCTTTCCAAATATTACCTTTGAAGTGCATAGTCGTATGACCAAGAACCTCGTAAGGAATGTGTCCGGCACTCAAGCATTCAGATAGACAGATCGCACTCTCTCCGGCAACTTTCATTGGGTAACCTGACATACTGCCTGAACAATCAATCAGTAACATCACTGCGGTATCAACATCATCGCCTTGCACACGTTGTCTACGTATCTGTTGTGATCCACTTACAATGTGGAAACCACGATTACGTACGTTCAATCTACCACGTGTACCACTTTCCCAATCACTATCTACTTTGGTAATCAAAGCTTTCTCAAGCTTACGTTTCATCGTTGCAATACGACTACCCATACGTTGCTTGATGCTATTGTACTCAGAACGATAGTAAGTTCTGTTCGAACTATCTTGTGTTTGTTTGGGTTCCTCGATCGTGTCACTCTCAGTTGAGAACACTTGATCAATACGTACACCACTTCTTGTTTTCTTCTTCTTGGTAGTATCAATGTGATGTATTACTTGATTGAGGTTTGGATCAAAAGGTATTGGTTCACCTTGCAATGTAGTCTCGTAAGTACTATCACTAGCTCCGTGTGATTTTTCCGTAGACAAGTCTTGCTTCAAACCTTCCTTGTTTTGTTTGGGTGCTTTGTTTTCTTCACCCTTGTCATCGCCAGAAGAGTTGTCACCAGACGTAGACGAACCGTTCCCAGACTGTTTTTTGCCATTCTCTTCCGGGGCAAACTCAGTAGGTGGTTGTTCTTTAGCAAGTTCCTTGGACACTCGTTCT